ATGTTCATCTGTAATCCATTTAGCAGAATTTTCTACTGACCATTTTCTAGTACCTACAAGTCTATTGATTGCATTTTCATGTGGGTTAACTCCCATAGAGGGATCATAAATTTTTAATCTATTGTTAGGTTGTATAGCATAATTACCATCATCTAATTCTATAACATGACCACACTTATGCTGATCTGGTTTTTCTGAATAACCAAAAGCAAGTTCATTGAAATCGCCCCCACACCAATCTATTGTAAAAAGATATTTGCCTTTTCTTTTTACTTTTCTTCTTGATGTATATTGCATAGTACAGCCAGCTATCTCATAAAATGTAGTTACAGAAACATTATAACTAAAACTATCCCACATAACTAATTCATCTAATGGTAATTCTTTTACTCCAGGTTCTTTACAAAAAGCAGATATAGGTGCTCTCCACCATATACCACCATCCTCCATAAGAAAATGAAACAAAGGTACTTGATTAGGTATAGAGCTAAAACCAAAGATACCTACTTCAAAATATTTATCATGTGAATCTTTTTGATCTCTTAAAAAGTTTCCTCTTACATAACATTCTATTATGGGTATATTTGCATTTAAATACATTATTTTTTATCCTTTAGTTTTTTTATTTCTAGATCACAATAATGTTTTATCTTTTCTAAATCTTTTATTTTATCTTTGTTTAAATACCTACAAACATATTTAACAACACACCCTTGAAAGAAAGAGAGATTGTTTTTTGAAATAAATTCGTAAGGTTGTATGGTAAAGTTTTTATAATGATTACCCCCTATTTGTTTAGTCTCTGGGAAATCGTCTTTAAATATATCACTGTTTGTCATTTTTCTCCTGTACATATATTAAATAGTCTGCACCCAATGGGTAGTTATACTTATAGTCAGTTCTTAATAGATGTAAAGTTTTTCTTGCCCTAGTAGAACCGGTGTACCAAACCTTTCTTTCATTAATCTTCTCTTCTGCGTTCTTATGTTTAAATGATGATGGGTAGTTGCCTTTACCGTATAAGACTACATTATCTTTTTCATCTCCTTTAACTGAGTGTATTGTATCTATAATTATAACAGGATCATTATTAAGTTCTGTTTGGCCATATCGTTTAAGTAATCTAATGAAGTGTCTTATTTGATTAGGTTTAAAGTTTCTCCTTAAGATCCACCACCATTGTTTACTTTCACATTCATTAGGTAAATCTAAACCACACCATTCTTTTAAATCACTAAAAGAATATTCTTTAAAGTCTGGCTCACTAGACCAAAACTTTTCTAATCTAAACTTAGAATCAGTAAGCTCTCTTATATATTGATACATAACTTTAGCTTGATTCTTATTTAATTTTTTACCATTACTTAAGTGGGTCCAGGCTTTAATAGCTTCCCATTGTTTAATATCAAAACACTTAACATCTTTATTGTCTTTAAAATATAAGCCGGCATCTTTAGCCAGCATCCTAAGTTCATTGACTGTACTATTTACTCTACCTAAAATAAACCAACTCCCTTTTAATTCTGCAAAAGGTATCTCGGTAAAATTTCTATAGCTCTTAACAAATCCATCTTTCTCTGTATGCTCATATTCTTTTTCTTCACTATCTAATATACCTCGTCTTATTATTTGTGAGAACTTATGAATAGCTGCACCAAATCTTCTAGTCTTTCTTAGTTTTACTTTTCGACCTGGGAAAAAAGTAGTAAAATATTTAGGGTCTGCACCATTCCATTTATATATACCTTGGTCATCATCACCAGCTAAGTAAATTCTTTTTACCTTATCTGCCATCTTATATATGACTGACCATTGTAACGGTGTGAAGTCCTGAGCTTCATCTATAATTAAAACTTTTAATGCTGGGAAATCTATTTCATTTATAGCTCTACCAATCATATCATCAAAGTCTATAAAAGGTTTTTCACCACCATATTTTTTATAATGCTCATAAGTTTTTATCTTTCTAAAAAATACATCTAATGAATCTTTTTTATAAGACTCTTTCTTGTAGGCTTCACTAGGTTCAATACATAAGTTACGGGACTTACTATATATTCCTAAAGACCAATCCTTATAGAGAAAGCTATCATCCGCTAATCTTTGATCACTGGTTTTAATAATCTTAGTCTGTAATGCAAAATCAATTGTACAATCTTTAGGATCAAAAACATCCTCAGAAAAATATCTTCTACAATAAGTATGTAATGTTTTAAATCGATAGAAGTCTTCTGTAGTATATAATGGAAAAGCTTCTGTTGCTCTAGCTACTGCAGTGTTAACTGCTTTGTTGGTAAAAGATAGGAAGGCCATCTCACTAGGAAGAATACCTTTTTTTAAATGACCCTTTAATACTTTTTCAATTAAGGTGTGTGTCTTTCCTGTACCTGGTGGTCCAAAAATCTTTATGGTTTTCTTATAAAGACTTTTAAGTTTTTCAAGTTCTGAATTTCCCTGTGTGGTAGTCATCATCCATTTCTGTTACATCTTTAGTTTGTTTATCTTGTTTAGATTTTATTTTCATATGCTCCACAAAATCAGGCATCTGTACTTTCCATACATTCTTAACTCCTTCATGATATTCAAGTCTCTGACAACTTAAAACATCTAAAGCTTCTTTAACACTCTTAAATATTTTCTTGTTACCATGGAATCGTTCTAAAGTAATCTTCCTGAAATAACACTCATTTGTTTTACTATCTAGTATAACATAGTTGTCTTTAAGCTTATCAAAATCATCTTCTTCAATATGGTTCTCAAAGAAATCTTTTAAGAAAGTATACTTCTCCTCTTCAAGTGTATCTTCATATTTCATTTGAACATTCTCTTGTGCTCTAACTACTATCTCTCTTAATAATAATTCAAAGGGTGGTGGACCAGACTTAGGTCTAGGTAAACTCATCCAGTAAATTCCATATCTTAATAATCTAGTTCTCCAGGACTTCTCATCTTTCATATCTTCTGGAGTTACAGAAATCTTATGGCCCTGGTATTCAAATGTAAACTGGATAGACTTAGTATCTCTTACATATTCTATTTGTTTAAAGTCCTCTATCATGTCTGGTACTTGAGAACCAATACCTAACTTTCTAAACTTGCATAAGTCTTTATTACATATAGGAGTAATAGCATTTAATTTAGGTGGACACTTATAAGCATAACCTTTTTTACTTAAGGAGCTTACAATAGTATTAGTAATTTCTTTTGGATCCATTGGTTTAACAAAGATCTCTTTATTTCTTTCTTGCAGTATATCGTCTATTTGTTTTTTAGTTAAAGAGTCATCAGATTTTTTCATCTCTAATACTCCAACATTAAATAGTAAATCGTTTCTATGATCCCCTCTCCATTTATCTGTAATCATTTTCTGAACACAAGGAGGATAATCTTTCCAATTACTTTCTGGTTCGTATTCTTTAACTTTAATTTTAAATAAGTCTTCTATTGATATTGTTTTCTGTTTAGCTAATTCTAAAAATCTTCCTATAAGTACAGGGCTATTGTTATTATCATATGCATGTTCGGTAGTAGCATCCATATTAAAGTATGGCATATTCATACACTTGTTCATTGGAAATACTTCTAAGGATTGAAAAAAATTATTATTCCATTCATTTAATTTTTTTAATAAATCTTTTACTGGAGCCCAATCTTTTAAGAATAAGAATAGGTGTAGTCCACCAGACTTTGATCTAACTGCTATCAAAGGTAAGTTATTCTCTCTAATAATATCTACAATTTTCTTTTCACTAAATCCAGTATAGCTTTGAGGGTCTATATCTATACAGCCCCACTTAACAACATCACCATTCTCAGGTTTTATTCCTATTCTTTGAACACCTTCTAAGTGATCCTTCCATAGTTTAAGAGTAACAGGTTCGTGAAGCGTGAGCGTTCTAGCAACATGCTTACCCCGTTCATCTACCTCCCCAGTAAGAGAGGTAGTGATGAACAGTTCAGAGTTACCCTCAAATAAATTTAAGAGTTCCTTTTCCATTAGAATGGTACAGGTGCGCTCTTAGTTTCTTTGTTGTTGAGATCTTCAGAAAAATCTACCTTACCAAAGATATCACTCTTCATTGCAGATTGATAAAAGGCTCTAGTAGTCTCCAATGTTTTACCATTGTTTTCTACATTTAAGTATTTATCAAACTCCACAACCCAACCATACCAAGAATTCTGTGAATTAGATTCCTTAGTGGTGCTTAGTTTATAAGTGGTAGCCCAAGTAGGCGGTCTATAGAAACCTTTAGCTCCTTGAACTCTTCTTGATTGCATCATAGAGTTCCAGGTCTTAGATTTCTTTTTCTGAGTAGACTTCATAGTAATCAATGCTTGCTCTATCGGACTATAATTATCATCCAATAAATAAACAAAGTGGTTACCAGTGTCTTCGATATAGTTACCGTTAGGCAATCTATCTTTGTTGTCTGCTGACCTTGTGGTCTGAGACATGATAGCTGGATCAGTATGAATACCTACTGGTCTTCCTGGACTGTCCCCTTTATCTTTCCATTCATTAAAAGTATTAATGTAAAGACAAGGTACAACTATCACTCCTGTTTTACCTTTCCATACAGATCCTGATGTCTCACTCCATATGTCACCCTGTCTAGCAGTGTCCACATGTTTACCATCACTTTCATCAAGCACTGGTGAGTTAGCATATAGTATCTTTAGGATTGGTAGTTTTTGGTCTCGAGCTGTTACAAACTCTTGACCTTCACCAGAAGCGGATTCTAAATCCATACTTGCTGGTAAGTTGTCGGCTTTCTTAATAACCTCTTTCACTTGAGGTTTCGTTTGCTCTTGTGGCATGTTTACTCCTTCGTTGTTAGTTTGGTTTTGTTTGATACATAAGTCCCGAATAAGTCAGCAGGCACATGTTGTCCTCTTTCGATTTGATCCTTAACAAATCCTTTTAGAGTACTAGGGTGCACTGATTCTTTTTGTTTGACATCGAGACCTTTGTTTTTAAGTTCCTCTACCAAAGCCTTAGCTTCATTATCTTGATTACGAGTAAAACTTAAGGACACATCATTTTTAATTAATGATCCGTGGTTATTATCTCTCAACCAAGTAAATGCTTCATCGGTTTTTGATATAGGTATTCTTGAA